CTTGTCGATCGGCATCCATTCGATCATGCCCGAGAGGCCGCCGGCTTCCTTGAGCGGCGTCCACTCGGGAACCGGGATGAAGACGTTGTTGTCGGCGTTGAACAGGTTGTTGAGGTTGGTCTTCTCCACTGCAGCGAAGAAGCCCTTCACCTTCAGGGCCTTTTGCAGCTGGCCAATGCGGGCGGTGAGTTCGTCAATCTCCTCGGCCTGGTCCTGGTAGAACACGTAGTCAGGGACCGGGATGAGGCTGTCGTTCGCCGTCGTGCCCAACAGCGGCTTCGGGCACGGGAAGAAGCCCTTCAGCTGCAGAGGATCGTCGCGGACGTCGAGCGGCCGGGACGACCAACTCTTGCTGATCCAGAACACCTGCTTGGAGGTCTTGTCCCAGATCTCGTAGATGGCGGCGCGCTTCTGCTGGCGAGCCTCGGTGTCGCTGCCGGTGCGGCCTTGTTCGACCGGACCCCAATCCAGGGGGATGAGCTTGCCGAGTTTCTCCCCGAAACGCTGGATGAGCGCCTCGCGGTCCATATAGACCCGGCGCCAGACGTAGGTCACCTCGTCCCAGGTGCGGGAGACGGAGTGCCCGAAGTCCGCCCAGTTGACGTAGTCGGTGACGCTTTCCTCAAACACCACGGGGCGGTAGGGCTTGGGCTGCGCGTAGAAAGCCCCTTCCCGCTCCTCCGCCCCAGGGAACTCCTCGCCAGTCGCATCGTGGCGATAGCAGACGCCCGCGTCCGTGGTGATCTGGACAACCGGAACCTCGGTCGGGGTCACCTCGTCGCCGTAGGTGGGAACGTAGCGCTCCCACGACTGCGCACGGGCGATCAGCACGAAGTCCAGGGTGTTGTCCCGCAGCGTGCCGTCCAGGTTCTGGGCATCGACGCTGTAGGTCAGCGCCCGCTCGAGCACCTCCGAGGCCACCCGGCCGATCGGGTCCTCGTCCTTGAACCGCCGCGAAACGACAGGCTGGGGCGGCCGGGCATAGACCGCGGGGCGCAGGGTCTCGGTGTTTGACCACAGCAGCGCGAAGCCGCGACTCTGGTCGGTGTCAGACCGCTCGCGCTTGTACCGCTTGATGATCTTCTGAGCCCGCGTCAGCCACTTCTGCTGCGCCCTCTCAGAAATGGTCAGTTCCTGGATCCACTTCCCCGCGAGCGCGCGGTTGCGGCGGTCCTCATCGGTCATTGCGGGGGTGACGTCGGCCATGACGCCAGAGTACGGGGGCTGGGCCATGCCTCAGCGGCGCGCCAACCAAAAGGCCCGCAGCGTGAGCCACGGGCCAGCTTGGCTATCGCGCGGGCTCAGCCGCGAAAGAACCGGTCGTAGCCCACTGAGAGTCCGGCAGCCTGCTTCACCCCTGAGGAAGTCCCGTCCGACGCGTAGGCCTGGCTTGCGTTGTTGTTTTGGGAGCCGGTGATGATCTCTTGCAGGCTCACAAGGCGATGGACGACCGTTTCGATGCGGTTCGCCAGGCCTTGAGCGGACTGGCTGACGCCGTAGACGCCCGTGCGACGACTTGTCCCCAGCGCCTGGCGGGCCCTACTTCTTCCCCCTCATCCAGGCCGGATAGGTGTCTGGCTTCGGTGTGAACTTCGAAACGGGCTCGGGCTTGGATACCGCGGGCGCTGGCTTCGCTGCAGCGGCCTTCGCCGGCTTGGCCGGTGCTCTCGCCTTGGGCGTGACCTTCGTAGGCGCTTGCGCGCCCGACAGCCCCCGCTCGACCAAGGCCAGGAACGCCGCGTTGCGTGTCAGGCCCCCGGCTGTCGCCCACGCCTCTACACGCTCGATCAGCTCATCAGATGCGCGGATGCTCAGGGGCGGCTTCTTCGGCTGGGCCATGCGGGATGTAGTACCCGATGTAGTACATCTTCTCAAACCCTATCCACCCTCGGCTTCTGCGCCGCCATCAGCTGGTCGAACGTCATCTGGTTGATGCCCTTGGGCTCTGCCGGTGCGGGCTCTTCGGACGGGACGAGCGCGGGGTGCGCCATGTCGATCACGCGGCCCATGATCCCGAGGATGTCCACCTCTTCGTCGTGTTTGCCGGCCGGGAACTTCACCAGCTGATCGATGATTGCGTCACCCTCAGGCCCCTCGGGAATGAATACCTGCCCCATGGCGGCCATGCCTTGGATGGACTGCGCCTTGGTCGCCTTGTCCTGGCCATGCGGCTTGATCGGCTCGATGCGCGTCCGCAGGCCCTCAGCCCGCATGCGCTGGCGGATGAACGGCGCTGCGGTCTTGAAGTTGTTGTCGTCCTCTGGGAACCACGCGAAGGGCTTGTGGCGCTTGATCAGGCTGAGGACGCAGTCAGCCGTCTTATCCATCTGCTGGACGCGGTTGTAGCCATCCAGGATGTAGACGTTCTTGACCTCATCCAGCCCGAAGATCCGCCCCGCATTCGGGTCGCTGTCGGGCCCGTCGGTCGGGGCATGGTCGGTGACCAGATAGCGCTTGAGGTGCGTGGGCTCCTGCCCGGGCCGATATCGCCGGAACCACTCGCGCTTGAAGAACGTCCCGTCGCCTGGGGCTGGGCGCTGCTGGAAGAGCGCAGACCACGTGCGCGGATTGGACCGGAACGTGTCCCAGTGGGCTTCGTCGAACCACTCCTTCCACAGCATCTCACCGGGCTTGCGGCCTAGCGGATCATCCGCCCTCTCGGCTTGGGCCGGGATGCAGATGACCTCCCACACCTGACCGTCGCGGCAAAGGATTGCCCCGCTCTCGCCGTCGTAGTTCTCCGGTAGGATGGAGCCGGCCAAGTCGTTTTCGTTCCAGCGGGTCTGGATGATCACGATCCACCCACCCGGCTTAAGGCGGGTCTTCAGGCTGTCGTCGTACTCGGCCTTGGTGCGGGACTGGATGGTCTCGCTGTCCGCGTCCTGGCGACCCTTCACCGGGTCGTCGATCAGCAGCCCATCAGCACGGTTCCCGGTGATCCCCGACAGGATACCGCCGCCCATGAACTCGTTGCCGTTGTCGAGCGCCCATTCGTCAGCGGCCTTCTGGTCGTCAGCCAGGCCGGTGCCGAATATCTCACGGTAGACCGGCTGCTTGACGATGGAGCGCATCCGCCGGCCGATCTTGCGGGCCAGGTCGGACGCGTAGGTGGCGACGATTATGTTTCGGCGCCGCTTCCTCCCCATGAACCAAGCCGGAAACACCACGGAGGCGTAGGTGCTCTTGGCCGAACCGGGGGGCATGAACACCATGAGGCGCTTGATCTCGCCCCGCTCTACGGCCTCCAGCTTGTCCAGCAGCAGCTTGTGGTGCAGGGCCTGGGGCGTCTCGATGGGCTGGAACGCTTGGTCCTCATCCTTATCGTCCTCAACGGGGGCCCCGGGAATCTCGATCAGGCCGCAGAAGCTGTGCAGGCTGTCCTTGGCGTCCGCACAGTCCAGAGCGCGCCAGGCGGCCTCAGGGTTTGCCGCGATCCAGTCCGCAAGGGCAGGCTCCATCAGGCCCCGGCCTTGAGCACATCTCTGATCTTGGCCCGCTGGTCCGCCGAGAGGCCCGCCACCATGCCGGAGGCATCAGCGGTCTGAATGGGGCCACCGCCGGGTCCACTGGTCTCAACAGACTGTGTCGGCTTGCCGTGAGCCCTATCCAGGATCGCATTGGCGGCCGACACGCGAGCTGCTGCGGGCTGACTCGCATCCCCCATAATCTCTGCTAGGGTGAGCAACGCCTCGGGGCTATGGACCTGGGCCGCGGCGCGAACATCGGCCCCGACCTTGTTCGGAACACCTGGCTTCCGTCCACCCCGGCGCTCCCCTGGTTTGGATCCGCGCGCCATTGCTAGTCTTCGCTACTTTTCGGCATGTGACTGGTTCTTCCCCAGTCTTGAGTATCCCTCAGCCAGGGGTCGGCTCAGGAGGACGCCCGCTGGGGATGTAGTACCTAGCGCTCGATGAGGGCCAGGTTCGTGTGATGGGCTCTAGCCATAGGTCGGCTCCTGCACGACAGCCTCGAATGTCATGGTGATCTTGGCGACGCCGCACTCAGCGGCGCAGGCCCGCTCTCGGCGCAAATCCGCTTCGGTCGGATAGACTCTGCACCCACGGCTATCGCCATCGACGTGGTAGTCCCAGTCCGTCAGGCACATGAAGACGGTCTCTGTGCGGGGGGCTCTAGCCATGTTGGG